CTCGCTTGAGGCTGCGGCCGGCGCGGGGCGCAGGGCACCGACGGCGAGGGCGAGGTCGACGCCGACGATGCCGGAATCGGCCAGCCGCGCGCGCACCAGGGCGGCGAAATCGGCGCCGGTGCGGTGGGCCAGGTGCGCCAGGAAGTCGACATCCGGCAGCCTCTCCCCGCGCTCGTAGAGCTCAAGACTGCCCCTGGAAATGCCAACTTCGGGCGCGAAAGCCACCATTGACAGACCGGTTTTCTTCCTCGCGGCTCGAATCAGATCACCTAGTGACATAGGTAATCCACGACGATTCTAGTTGACCGGCACCTATTTTCATAGGTAACATCCCCGCTATTCCGCACACCCCGCGACGCTATCACAGGGCGCCGCCGGGGGCATGTCGAAAACGGGGGCTCCGATAGACATGACCAAGCTCACCCTCAGTGAAATCGAGTACCGCCGCCTCGGCCGCACGCGGTCCCGGTGGCGCCGGGACCGGGAGGTGGTCGACTTCCTCACCGACGCCTACGGCCTGATGACCGTGATGGGCTGCGCGGCGGCGGCGCGGGACCGATTCGGCGTCCGGGCGCCGCGCAAGTCGGCGATCCACCGCTTCTGGCAATGGCTCGACCGCCACGTCATCGACGACCGGGCGGCATGATGGGTCGGGGGGACGCTCGCCGCCGCCTCGGGCGGGCGCTGCGCCGGCTCGCCGGGCGGCTCGATCCACATCGGGGCGCGGTGGCTCCGGCCACCCTCCTGCGGGCCGGCGAGGGGGTGCTCAGCCGCGGCCAGATGGAGGCGTTCGGCGCCAGTCGCGCAGGGTCTGGGCGACCGCGGACATGAACCGCTCGACGAAGTCCGCCGCGCCGGCGCGCCGGTGTCCCGGGAACCGCGCCCCTTCGATCTTCGCGACGAGGGCGCGGCGCGTCTCCTCCATGAACGCGGCGGGGTCGGCGGCCGAAAGCGCCGCCAAGGCGAACGATTGGGCGGCCACCATCTCGACCATCGCGACACGGCCCTCAAGCCGCTCGATTCTCTCATCCATCGGTATTCTCCTGATCGGTGTCTCAACACCACCGATCTTAGGGGAAGGGCGTCGGGGCGCAACACCCCGCCGCCGGCCCGGCGGGGCGGGCGCGTGCCCCGCAAGCGTTAACCGAACCGCGACCTCCCTAACTGGCCGGGACGGGGCCTCCCCAGGCACTCCGTCCCGGCCGTCTTTTTAGGGCCCATCCATGGCCCGGCGCGATCCCCACACACGAGACCTGTTCGAGACCCATGCGCCGGTGCGCGTGCCGGCCGAGGCCGGGGCGGCGCTGGCGGGACTTTCCAACCGCATCGCCCGGGCGCTGTCGCGCGCCCTCAAGGAATGCCCCGATTCGCGCGAGCTGATCGCCGGGCGCGTCGCGGAGCTGCTCGACCGCCCCACCTTCTCCAAGGCGATGCTCGATGCCTACACGGCCGAGAGCCGCGAAAGCCACCGCATCCCCGCGGACTGTTTCGCCGCCGTGGCGATCGCCGCCCGCGCGCCCTGGCTGCTCGGCGTGCTGGCGGAGGAGTGCGACTGCGTCGTCGTCGAGGGGGCGGAAGCCCGGGCGCTCGAGCGCGGGCGCATCCGCGAGCAGATCGAGGCGCTGGAACGGCGCGAGGCCCGGCTCGCCAAGGAGGCCGGGCGATGACGGCGTGGTACGCGGCGGGCGAGCTCGCGGGGGTGCCGGGCCTTCCGGGGACCGTTCGGTCCATCACGCGTTTGGCGCAGCGCGAGGCTTGGCTGTCGCGACCGAGGAAGGGCCGCGGTGGTGGTCGCGAATACCACGTCTCCTCCCTGCCGCCCGCGGCCCGGGCCGCGCTGGCGGCGCGCGGCGCCGAGGCGTCCCGCGTCCTTCGACAGGCTCAGGACGAGGGCGGGGACGACGCCCGTGACGGGGGTAAGGAAACTGCTCATGCGAAACCGGTCCTCGCGGACCGGGGGCGGGGTGGGGTGCCGGCTGGCTCGGCCCTCTCCTCCCGGGGGGCCGCAGCGCCCGACCCCGCCCACCTCCGTCCCGGCGCTGGCGCGGCCGCGGCCCGGGCCCTCGCGGTGGCCCGCGACGACCGCCTCGCAGCCGAGGCCGCCGCCAAGCTCGACATCCTCGCCGCCTTCGAGGCATTCGTCGCCGAGGCGCGGCTGCCCGACGTGCCCGGCGCCGACGCGTTCGCAGATCGCTACCGGGAGGGGGCCATCGTCGTGCCGGGTGGCGCGCATTCGCGCGACGTCGCCCGGGAGACCCGGGCCCTCATCCCCACCGTGTCCGGCCCGACCGTGCTGGGCTGGCGCCGCCGGCTCCGCGCAGGGGGCGCCCCGGCGCTGGCCCGGAAGGCGGGCGCCCCCAACAAGGGCCGGGGCGTCATCGAGTCCAACGCCGATTTGTACGACTTCATCACCGGCATGATCGCCGCCCGTCCGCACGCCTCGGCGAAGCATGTGATCCGGGGGCTCAGGGCGCGATTCAGGGACGGCGACGCCCGGCTGCCCTCCTACCGCACCGTGCAGCGCTTCATGGCCGCCTGGAAGGCCGCCAACGAGAGCGTCTTTCTCGCCCATTCCAATCCCGACGCCTGGAAGAACCGCAAGCGCGTGGCCTTCGGCCGCGCCGACGAGGGTGTCACCCGCCTCAACCAGCTCTGGGAGATGGACTCCACCTCGGGCGAGGTCATGCTCCCCGGCGGCCGGCACGCGCTGATCGCCTGCATCGACGTCTACTCCCGGCGCGCCGCCGTGCTGATCAGCCGGTCCTCGCGCTCGGCGGCCATCGTCTCGCTGCTGCGCCGCTGCTGCCTCGCCTGGGGTGTGCCGGAGATCGTCAAGACCGACCAGGGCAAGGATTACAAATCCGCCCACATGGACCGGGCGCTCGCCGGCCTCGGCATCGGGCACGATCTCTGCCCGCCCTTCACGCCCGAGGCCAAGCCCTTCGTCGAGCGCTTCATCGGCACCATCACCCACGGGCTGTTCGAGGAGCTCCCCGGCTACCTCGGCCATTCCGTCGCCGACCGCGCGTCGATCGAGGCGCGGCGCTCCTTCGCCGAGCGCTTCGGCGGCGCGGAGCTCTTCACCGGCGCGGCCGACATGGAGGCGGCGGACCTGCAGGCCGCCTGCGACGCCTGGGTGTCCGGGGTCTACGAGCGCGAGCGCCACGGCGGGCTCGGCGGGCGCAGTCCCTTCGAGGCCGCCGCCGCGTGGGCCGGGCGGCCGCGCATGATCGGCGACGCCCGGGCGCTGGACGTCCTGCTGGCCGAGGCGCCGGGCACCCACGGCATCCGCACCGTCGGCAAGAAGGGCATCGCCGTGGAGGCGACCCACTTCATCGCGCCGGAACTGGGCGCGCTCGAAGGACGCAAGGTGCACGTGCGCCTCGATCCCTGCGACATGGGGCGCATCTGGGTGTTCGACGCGGACAGCTCGGAATTCGTCTGCGAGGCGGTGGCGCCGGAGCGCACCGGGGCCGACCGCCGGCAGATCGCCGCCCGGGCGCGCGAGCTGCAACGGGCCACGGTCCGCGAGGGCGTGAAGGATCTCCGCAAGACCGCCCGCCGCATCAAGGCCCACACCATCATCGACGAGGTGCTCGCGGCCGCCCGCGACGAGGCGGGCCGGGTGGTGGCTTTGCCGCGCCCCGGCGAGGCGCACGAGACGCCGGCGCTCGACGAGGCCGCCCGGGCGCTGGCCCCGAAGGAGCGGCCCTACGAGCCGTCGCCCGAGGAGCTTGCCGCGGCGCGGACCGCCGGCGTCGAGATGGAGCGGAAAGCCGCGCGGCGGCGCGACGCCGCCAAGGCGGAAAACGACCGCCTGCGCCGGCTCGCGCGGGACATGGCGAACGTCAATCAGTGGGAGAGGCTGAAAAATGCATAACAGATTCGTCCAGGTCGCCAACGTCGGCCGCATGAACGACGCCATCGCGCGGCTCGACCGGCGCGGGGCCCGGGAAAAGCAGATCGTCGTCGTCGCCGGGGAGGCCGGGCTCGGCAAGTCGCGCACCGCGCGCTGGTGGATGGTCCAGAACGACGCGATCATGCTGACCTGCAAGGCCACCGCCTCGGCCACATGGGTGCTCTCGGACCTGGTGCGCGAGCTCGGCCTCGCGCCCAAGGGCTCCGCCAAGCTGCTGTTCGGGCAGGCGGTGGGCGCGCTCGGGGTCGACCGCCGCCCGATCGTCGTCGACGAGGTCGAGCACGCGCTCACCGACGAGGCCCGCCCGCTCGACATCCTCCGGTCGCTGGTGGACCTGGTCGAGGTGCCGCTGATCCTGGTCGGCCGCGAGGGCACGCGCGAGAAGCTGCAGCGCCACCGCCAGATCTGGAGCCGCATCGGCGGCGTCGCCGAGTTCCAGCCCCTCGACATCGATGACGTGCGCCTGTGTTGCGACCAGCTGGTGGAGGGGAAGGTGGCCGACGAGCTCGTCGCCGAGGCGCAGCGGCAGTCCGGAGGCTACATCCGCGACGTCATGCAGGCCGTGGCGGAGATCGACGTCGTGGCGCGGCGCGTGAAGGACCGCCCGGTAACCGTCGAGGACCTGCGCGGCAAGTGGCTCTGCGGCTACTGGCGCCGCGGGGCCAAGGCCGGGGGCAACCTCCTGCCGTTCGGCCCGCCGGAGGAACAGGCTAAATGAGCGCGGATCTCATCAACACGATCCTGCGGGCGCTCCCTGGCGAGGGCCGCTGCATGGACATCGCGGCGCTCGCCCGAACGGTCGGGCGCAACAGGAAGGATGTGTCGCGGAGCTGCGCGCGCCTCGTCGACCGTCACGTCATCGAGCGGGTGCGGCCGGGATGCTTCCGGCTGACGCCCGCCGGGGTCGCCGGCCGCGAGGCGGGGCGGCGCCTCACCTCCGGGCCGAACGGCCCGCTCACCGGCGTCTACCGCCGGCCGAAGCAATCGACCTTCCGCGGGCGCGTGTGGAAGGCGCTCAGGTCCATGACCAAGGCGACGATCCCGGACCTGGTGACCGTGGCCGCGACCGGGAACGAGCGCGATCCGGAGGGTGGCGCGTATCAGTATCTCCGCGCCCTCGAGGCGAAGGGCGTCGTCGTCAGGCTGGCGCGCCGCGAGCCGGGCGCGGCGCCGACGTCCCCGGGCTTCAACCGCTACCTCCTCGTCCGCGACCTCGGCCCGCTCGCCCCGACGATCAAGGGCGGCGGCGTGTTCGATCCCAACAGCCGGTCGATGGTGTCGCGCCGATGCGCGCCTGGCGGCGCCGAGGCGGCGACATGACGGGCGCTGGGACCGTCAACATCTTCGCCGCCAATCAGGCGTGGGACGGGGCGCCGCCCGACTGGATCGCGGCGCTCGCCGCGGAATGCGACCGCGGCGGCTCCCAGAGCCGGGTGGCCGACGAGCTCGGTTATTCCCCCGCGGTGATCAGCCAGGTGATCCGCAACCGCTATCCCGGCGACCTCGCCAGGATCGAGCAGCTCGTGCGCGGCAGATACCTGGGCAAGACGGTGACGTGCCCCGTGCTCGAGGAAATCCCGCGCCACGCCTGCCTGCGCCACCAGGCCGTGAAGCTCGACGCCGTCTCGACGAACCCCTTCCGCGTCGAGCTCTACCGCGCCTGCCGCGCGGGCTGCCCGCATTCGCTGATCCGCGAGCGTCCGGGCCGGAAAGGAGCCACCCATGCTGAGTGAGACGATCAAGAACACCGTCTGGACCATCGACGAGCGCTACCGCGCCGGCACCCTCACCGAGGACGCCTTCTACGCCTGCCTGCGGGCGCTGCGCGCCGCCGCCGACGGCGTGGCGGAGATCGAGGCGCACGAGGTCGCGCCCGCGGCCCGGCTGACGATCCACGACCTTGCCGACGGCAAGATCGTGCTGTTCCCGCGCGCCGGGCGCGCGGGATGGCGTGGTGTCGACACGCCGGGGCCGGCGGCGTGAGCGCGCGGCACGTCATGCGAATGCGTGCTCGGCACGACATGCGAATGCGTGCCTCGCGGCAGCGCGAGCGGCTCCCCCGCGCCGAGCGGCTGGCGCTGGGCGGGACGGTGAGCGCGGCCCCCGGCCGGGACGTCTTCCGCCGCGTGCTGCGCGGCCGGACGCTCGCCGGGCTCTACGCCGCCGCCGCCGCCCTCGTGCTCCTCGGCCTCGCCGCCACACTGGCGCCCGTCTGGGGCCAGGGCACCGTGGGCCGCGTCTGCGGCCCGCGGCCCCACGTCGCGGCGGTCCTGCTCGAGGACTGGGGCGAGCGGCCGGCGCTGGAGGGGCTGACCATGGCCGGGCACAGGGCCGAGCTCTTCGTCAGCCCGGGCGGTCGCCGGACCTGGACCTTCGCCGTCACCGATTCCGCGGGCACGACATGCGTGCTCGAAACCGGCGTGGGGGTGGGCCCGGCGCCGGCCGGACGGCCGCCGGGCAGGCGGGCGGGGGAGCCGCGATGAGGGACCTGTCGTTCAGCATCAAGGGCCGCCCGACGATGGCGCTGATCAAGCAGTTCGTCGCCCGCGAGTTCGGCATCTCGGTGATGACCATCGAATCCCGGCGCCGCACCGACGACGCCCACAGGGCGCGCCAGGCGGCGGTGTATCTGGCGCTGAAACTGACCGCCCACTCGACCACCGTCATCGGCCGCGAGCTCGGCGGCCGCGACCACACCACCGTCATGCACGCCCGCGATTCGCTCGCCTGCAGGCTCGCGCGCGAGCCCGAGCTAGAGGCCCGCCTCGACGCGCTGGAGCGCCGCATCGCCGAGGAATTCGACTCCGTCCAGGCCCTCGAGGACGCCGTGGACGGCACGATGACGGCGCTGCAGCGGGAGGTCGCCCGCCTCGCCCGCGCCGCGGCGATCCGCTGCCCCGGCCGGGCGGCGGAGGCGGTCATCGTGGCGCTGCGCCGGGTCCTCGCGGAGGCCGGGTGGGAGGAGACCGATGCAACGGAGGGGGCGGCAGGCGCAACGGAAGGCGCCGCCGCCACAACCAAGGAGGAGGACCAAGGACAATGAGCATGGAGAAGATCGAGCGGCTGGCCAGGGGCTACGCCGAGGCGCGGGGGACGCTCGCCGGCCGCGTGGGCGGCCTCGAGGACGAGACCGCGGCGATCAAGCGCCGGCACCTCCCCGGGATCAAGCGCGCCGCGGCCCAGGCCGCCGATGCGCGACTCGAGCTCGAAGCGGCCGTGGAGACGGACAAGGCGCTGTTCAAGCGCCCGCGCACCCGCATCCTGCACGGCATCCGGGTCGGCTGGATGAAGGCCAAGGGGAAGATCTCCTTCGAGGACGCGGGCGCCGTCGTCGCCCTCATCCGCCGGCACCTTCCCGGACGCTTCGACGAGCTGGTGAGGACCACGGAAACGCCCGTCAAGCCGGCGCTGGCGCGCCTCACCGGCGCCGAGCTCAAGAAGATCGGGGTCGCCGTGGCGGAGGACAGCGACCAGGTGCTGGTGAGCGCCGCCGACGGCGAGATCGACAGGCTGGTCGACGCGCTGCTGGCGGCTCATGAAAACACGAAGGACGGGGAGGCGGCATGAGCGCGATGGGAAATAGTTCCATTTTGGTACTTTCGGCGCCAGCGCCGAATCTGACGTCCGCGGCGGACTGCATCGACGCCGTCTGGCGGCACTGGCGCTACGCCGTCGATTCCATCCTCGCGGCCGGCGACGCCCTGTTGCGGGCCCGCGAGATCGTGCCCAAGGGGGAATGGGGGCGCTTCTGCGAGCGCCTGCCGTTTGGACAATCCACGGCGGGCCGGCTGATGAAAATCGCAACGGATCAACGGCTTAGAGTGCTCGCCCGTCGGGAGATGCTGCCGCCGGAGTGGGTCACGCTCCATCAGCTGACGACCCTCGGCGATGACTGCCTTGGGCGGCTGGCCGATGACGGGACCATCAACCCCGGCATGCACCGGAGCGATCTTCGCCGGGCGCTCGCCAATCATCGGATGCAGACGTACGCGGCGACGATCTTCGAGGCCCCGCTCCCCGGCCAGTACCGCGCGATTGTGGCGGATCCACCCTGGCTCTGCCGCACATGGTCGGCTCGCGGGCGGGACAGGTCGGCCGACAATCATTATCCGGTGATGAACGTCGGGGAGATCGCCGCGCTTGAACCGGACGACCGCCCCGTGGCGGATCTCGCCGCCGATGACTGCGCGCTCTTCCTGTGGTTCCTCGACGAAATGTATGACGCGGCGCGGGAGATCGTGCGGGCCTGGGGCTTCGAGTACGTCAAGATCGGCTTCGTCTGGGTCAAGACAAACGCGGGCGGAGCGCCGGCGCCGGGCGGCCTCGGCTATTCGACACGCGAGCAGGCGGAGTTCTGCATCTATGCGCGGCGGGGCTGCCCGAAGCGCCTCGATGCCGGCGTCCAGCAGGTCGTCATGGCGCCGCGCGGGCGGCATTCGGAGAAGCCGGAGGAGGTCGCCCGGCGCGTCGAGCGCCTTTTCCCCGGCCCCTATCTCGAGCTCTTCGCCCGCACCCGCCGCCCCGGCTGGGACGCCTGGGGCAACGAGGCGCCGGCCGCCGTCGCGCCGTCGGGCGCGCATCCGCGCGACGAAAAGGGAGACGACCCATGCCCATGAGCCTCACGCCGACGCAGGCGGACCTGGCGCGCGTCATCGCCGAGTTGTTTCGCGCCGGCGGCCGCCCGCCCTTGATCGTCGAGATGGCGCGCGAGATGGACATGTCGATGCGCCAGGTCATGTGGCTGCTCGCGAAGCTCGAGGAGCGGGGATGGATCACGCCCCGCCGGCGCTTTGCGGCGCGGAGCGTCCACCTCTGCTGGCCGCCGCCGCCCCTGCCCGAGCCGGAGATCGAGGTAACGGAGGCGGGCCGGGCCTATCTCGGCCGGGTGGTCGCGCCGCAAGGCGCGCATCCGCGCGACGTGCCGTCAGGCGCGCATCCGCGCGCCGGAGGAACGGCATGACGGCCCAGACCCGTCAGACGCGCCCTCGCGCCGCGCGGGATCTCGGGCCCGAGCCCCGCTTCGACTGGCTCCCCATCGACAGCCTCACGGTGAACCGCGACTACCAGCGGGAATTGAACACGCGAAGCGGCCGGAGCCTGGTCGCGCGCATCGGCGAGCGCTTCTCCTGGGCCGCCTTCGCCCCCATCGTGGTCGCGCCGGCAGGCGCGCATCCTCAGGACGCGGCCGCAGGCGCGCATCCGCAGGACGCGCCGGCCGCGGACGGGACCGGCCGCTATGAGATCCTCGACGGGCAGCACCGCTGGGCGGCGGCCAGGACGATCCCGGAGATCTCCCGGGTGCCGTGCTGGATCGTCGCCATGGAGAGCGCCGCGGCCGCCGCCACCGCCTTCGTCGCCATCAACCGCGACCGCATCAACCTCGACCAGTACGCGCGCTTCAAGGCCGAGCTCCTCGCCGGCGAGCCTTCGGCGCTCGCGGTCAAGCGGGTGTGCGACGCGGCCCGCGTCACCATCCCCTACCACACGATCCAGGCGCGGCAGATGGCCCCGCGCCAGACCCTGGCGCTCGGCGCCGTCCGCGCGCTGCTCAGGACCTCGGAGGACCACGCCGTCCGCGTGCTGACGCTCGTCGCCGACGCCGCCGGCGACCGAACGGGGGAGATCCGCTCGGAGGCGGTCAAGGGCGTGTCGTGGGCGCTCCGCCACCCGAAGGGCGCAGGCCTTACGGACCAGGAGGTCGCGGCCTGGCTCGGGAAGGAGACCAACGCCAAACGCCTCGACCGCGCGCGCGAGATGGTGGGCCAGGGCCGAGCGCCGGTGACGTTCGTCGCCTTCGGGCGGCTGGTGCTGGCCGGCCTGGGGCGCCTCGCGGCGGATGGCACCCCTCCCGCGGCGGTCAAGGACTCGAAAAGGATTCTAGACCGGGTGCCGGCGGTGCCGGCGCCCGGCCCCTATGTGCCGCCGCGGGCCATGTTTGGGGACGGGTCGCAGGCCGCGGAGCGTCTCCCGAAGAAGGTCAACCGGCGCTGCGCCTGCGGCGCCGTGTTCGCAACGGACAGGGTGGACGAGACGGCGTGCCCCGACTGCCGGGAGCGGGCGTGATGGAGGACGGCGATG